AGCTTATACTATTGCTGATGGAACAACTTCAGTTTATTACGCTGGTGGTGGAGGAGGTACTTTTATGGGTACCTGCACTGTTGGACCAACTAGAGGAGCAGGTGGACAAGGTGGTGGTGGAAATGCTGGTAGTGAAGCACCAGGATCTGGCGCACCATTAGATGGTCAAGCTGGAACAGCAAATAGAGGTGGTGGTGGAGGAGCTCCAGGTCGTCAAGGACCACTCGCATCAGGTACACCAGGTGCACCTGGTGGTAAAGGTGTTGTTATAGTTCGTTGGACATAAAATAACTTTTTAATTATATTATACATAGCTGGTGAAGGAAATTATATCAATAACTCGTAGTCATAATTCTTCTCTTTGTTTATTACAAAATGGAGAAGTTACGTTTCATATAGAAAACGAAAGATTATCAAAAGTCAAATATGATGATTATTGTTTTAACGCAATAACTCATTTACCCAAATACGTTTCTAAAATAGATGCAATTGCTCTGGCTGGTATGGCACCATCTTGGAAAATTGATCCTAAAAGAAATTCACACATCATATACTGCGATCAAATATTTCGTTTAAACAAATCATTTAACGTAAAAACACAGATATTTGATTCTTGGCAAACTCATCATCTACAACACGCATTTTGCTCTTTCTATAATTCAGGTTTTAAAAAATCATTAAGTATTGTTTTAGATGGATCAGGTTCAGAAGTTATATTCGATAATGATGATAAGAATGTTTTTTATGGTAGAGAAGATTTATCAACTTATATTTTAGAATATCCTATGATACATGATTTGATACATAAGAGAATAAGTTATCCTATATCATTAAAAGATAGAAAGTGGGATAAAAAATATTCAGTTGTAAACTCTGTAAGTGAAGCAAAAGCTTATGAAGTATTAGCAACACATTTTGGTTGGGAATTTTTAGATGCTGGTAAAGTTATGGGTATGGCAACATATGGAAAAGAAGATGAAAATATACCACCAATATATACAAATGGTACTATAAATCAAAATTTATTTGCAGTTGATAAAGGTTTAAAAGATGTTTACTTAAACTTAAAAGATTATCCATACCTAGATACAAAAGATTTTCAAATACTAGCTAACTTTGCTTACAAATTACAAAAAGAAACACAAGAATATGTTTGTGAATATATTAAAAAGATGGTAGAAAAAACAGGTATCAAAGATGTATGTTTATCTGGTGGTTATTTTTTAAATTGTGTAGCTAATGATTATATAAGAAAGTCTATACCTTATATTAATTTATATATAGAACCTTTGTCTAGTGATACAGGTGTTTCTATGGGCCTAGCTAAAATGTTATGGCACGATAAAAATAATGATAGTACAATAAGAAAACAAAAAAATATCTATTATGGGTTTCACTATAATTACACTTTAGAAAATATTAAAAATGAAAAGTGGATTAAGTGTAATGAAGAAGATGTAGCAAAAGAATTAAACGATCAAAAAATAGTAGCGTTATATCAAGGAAGATCAGAAGGTGGACCTAGAGCATTAGGTAATAGAAGTATATTATTTGACCCTCGTAATAAAGATGGAAAAGATATTGTAAACAAGGTAAAGAAAAGAGAATGGTTTAGACCTTTCGCTGGTACAGTATTAAAAGAACACGCTAACAAATATTTTGATATTGAAGACTCACCTTTTATGATGTATGCTTGTGATGTTAAGACAAAAGACTTACCAGCTATCACACATATAGATGGTACTTGTAGAGTACAAACGCTAGAGTATGAACAAAATAAAACTTTTCATAATCTAATAAGTGAGTTTAATAAAATTACAGATTGTCCTATATTGTTTAATACTTCTTTTAACATAGACGGAGAGCCTATTGTAGAGACTTTAAGCGATGCCATAAATACTTTTAAGAGATCAAGTATAGATATTTTATACTTACCTGATTTGAAAGTTATGATTAAAAAATGATACAAGATATATTTAAGGTTCCATTATACATTTCTAAATGTGATGTAGATAATACTATGTTACTTAATTATGTTAATAAATACGTAACAAATAATCCAAAAGGTAGAAAAGCTTCTAACGCAGGTGGTTATCAAAGTCTTAGATTAGACTATGAAGATGGGCCTATAAAAATTTTATTGGATAAAATAATAAAAGAAGTTTATAATTTTGGTGTAGAGTTAAAAATTAAATCACCTCTTACTTTAGAAAGTATTTGGTTTAATATTAATAAACAAAAAGAATCAAATGTATTACATAATCATGCTGGTATTATATCAGGCGTATATTACTTAAAGACACATAAAAATTGTGGTGGTATTCGTTTTTATCATGGTTACCACGATCAGTTAGTATATACATGGAGACAAGCAGAATGGAAAGAATTTGATGCTAGAAATAGTGAGCATTGGGATATAGAACCTGAAAACAATGAACTTATATTATTTCCTTCATATTTAAATCATAGTGTATCTGCTAATGAAAGTACGGAAGACAGAATTAGTTTTTCTTTTAATTTTATATTATGATTGATGACATATTTGTATTTGACGATATTATTGACTCTAAAGCTCAAAAACATATCCAAGATATAATCTTTAATAAAATTAGATGGCAGTTTATACCAGATGTCACTAAACCAGATAACAAGCAACAAAGACCTGGATTCAATTATCGTTTCATAACTAACACAGAAAATGTATATGAATGGCACACTAATATGTGTGTTATCATAGACGCTGCTTGTGAAAAGATAAACTTCAAAAGAAAAGAATGTTTACAAGGTCGTTCTTTTTTACAATTACCATTAAATCTAAAAGATAGAAATTTAGACGCACCTCATGTGGATGCTGACGTAGAGCATTTAGTTGTTTTATATTATGTTAATGATAGTGATGGCGATACTGTAATCTATGAAAACAAATTTAAAGGATATGATAAAGTACCATTAATGAATGACTTAAAAGAAAAAAAAAGAGTTACACCTAAAGCTGGTAGAGTAGTTATTTTTAATGGTAAACATTGGCATACCAGTTGTCAACCAGAACATAATATAAGAGCTATAATTAACTACAATTTAATCTGATAAATAGTAATATGACAAAATTAGAAGATAAGGTAAATGAGATTTTAGGAATTAGCACTCCTGAGCCTACAAAAGAAATTGTTAAACAAGAAGTTAAACCACCAGTTCCTCGTATGGAAGACGCTAAAAAGCCAGATGTGGATAATGATTACAAGTATAGTAGAGAAAACTATTACAACTTAATTGAAAGAGGACAAGAAGCGATAGAAGGAATACTAGACATTGCGAGAGAGGGTCAACACCCTAGAGCTTATGAAGTCGCTGGTCAATTGATAGGACAAGTAGGACAAACAGTAGATAAGTTACAAGACTTACAAAAAAAACTTAAAGATTTAAAAGAGTTACCTAAAACAGCAAATGCCAATATTAAAAACGCATTGTTTGTAGGGTCAACAGCTGAATTACAAAAGATGTTAAATAAGAAATCTGTTGAAACAAATGTAGAGCGTAAAAAAGAAAATGAAAACTTTGAAGGCAAAAATATCACACCCGAGAAAAAAGATACTAAAGATTAGTGATTTAACTTATAATCAACATTATCATAAGTACAATGTTAAATTAGATCAAGGTGTAGATAAAATTACAGATATGATGGAACAACCCATAGAGGTATTCAAGCATAAGCAAAGTTATGTGAATAGGTTTGGTGCACTAGGCGCAGAATATAAAGAAAAAAAATATAGTGTGGAAAAAGGCGGACAAAGAGTAACAAGAGCTGTTCAATTAGGTTATACTCACATAGAGGCAATAGTATATGAGTGATAGTGCATATTTAGGAAATCCTAATCTAAAGAAAGTAAACACACCTGTTGAGTTTACAAAAGATGAAATATTAGAATATCAAAAGTGTGAGGGTAATCCATTATACTTTATGGAAAATTATGTTCGTATTGTATCTTTAGATGAAGGTCTAGTGCCTTTTAAAATGTATCCTTTTCAAAAAAAGATAGTAGAAACAATACACGATAATAGATTTACAATTTGTAAATTACCTAGACAGTCAGGTAAATCAACAACAACAATTTCATATCTATTACATTATGCGTTGTTTAACCCTAACTCAAACATAGCAATACTTGCTAATAAATCATCTACGGCAAGAGATATACTAGGAAGATTACAACTCGCATATGAAAACTTACCTAAATGGTTACAACAAGGTATCATAAATTGGAACAAAGGTAATATAGAATTAGAAAATAAATCAACGATAGTCGCAGCGGCAACTTCATCATCAGCCATTCGAGGTGGCTCTTACAATATAATATTCCTTGATGAGTTTGCTTTCGTACCAGCAAATATATCTGATATGTTTTTTAGTTCAGTATATCCTACAATTTCTTCTGGTACAAAAACGAAATTAATTATCGTATCTACACCACATGGTATGAATCAGTTTTATAAGATATGGACAGATGCAACTAATAAGAAAAATGATTATGTTCCAGTTGAAGTACATTGGTCAGAGGTACCAGGTAGAGATCAAAAGTGGAAAGAAGATACAATAAGAAACACAAGTGAAGAACAGTTTTCACAAGAGTTTGAGTGTGAGTTTTTAGGTAGTGTTGATACTCTAATCTCACCAGCAAAAATTAAGAACACAGTTTATATAGACCCATTACAATCTAAAGGTGGATTGCGTATGTTTAAGAGACCAGATAAAGATAGACTTTATGTTTGTACAGTTGATGTAGCTAGAGGAACAAACAAAGATTACTCTGCGTTTATAATATTTGATGTTACAAAAATAGGTGACAATATAAACTATGAGGTAGTGGCAACATATAAAAACAATGAGGTTAAACCATTTGTCTTTCCTAATATTGTGGCGCAAACTTGTAAGGCATATAATGAAGCACATATATTAGTTGAGGTTAATGATTTAGGTCAAGCCGTATCAGAGGCGATGCACTATGAGTTAGAATATCCTAATATATTGATGACTACTCAAAAGGGTAGGGCAGGTCAAATACTTGGAGCGATGTTTTCAGGTAGGGGTACATCACTAGGGATAAGAATGACAAAACAGATAAAAAAGGTCGGTTGTGCGAATTTTAAGACGCTTATGGAGGGTGATAAACTATTAATCAATGACTTTAACATAATTGAGGAAATGTCAACATTT